GTTCTGCGCCGCGCCGAAGCCGCCGCCCTGCTGCGTCTGTACGCCGCCACCGGTCGAATTCAGCTTGGCCAGTTCGGTGGCGATATGCGGCGCGAGCGCGGCGGCGAGGGCTGCGAGGGCCGTTCCGTTGATATCGTTCATGGTAGTACTTTCCTTTGCAAAGGCGGTACATAACCCGGTACCGTAACGGGATGCGGTTTACCCCTATCGCTTGAGACAGTACCCGAACTTGCCTTGATCGATCTCGCCTTCCAACTTCATGTCGGTTAGCGCCCGATACAGGCGGGCCTGCCCCGCGTTAGGGAGCAAATTCTGAATATCTCTCTGGTTAAGAAACGGGTGCGTCGTGAGAAGCGCCCGAATTGCAACCTTAACGTCTTCCTTCGCCGCTTTTAGCCATCCTCCGCGCTCCGCGTCAAACGAAATATCGACTTCATAGTCGAAAGGTACGTCGCGTCCGGACAGGTACAGCTTACGGCTCTCGTTTTCCTCTTGTACACCCCGGCGGCCCTTGATGGACATAACGCCATCCGCGCCGCCACTGATACCCGCCGAACCGGTCACGTCCTCTAGAAAGTCGCCACCGACGCCCCTATCCGCGTTGCCTTTCTTTTCGTGCGTGACGGGCAGGATACATACGCCCTTGCGGTTCGCAAGCTTGGTAATCGGCATCATAGCATCATAGTCGGACTGGTATATGTCCCGGCTGGTACGTTCGCCGCGAAAGTGGTTAAGCGTATCGACTACTACAAGCTTTGTCTTAGGGAACTGTTCCAAGTACTGTTCAAGTGCGTCTACGCCAGCCTCCCCACGCGGGAAGGCGGATAGCAACGCCTGTTCTTCCTCCGGGTTGGTAAGCGTAAGCTGTCCCGCCCCGTTGTAGTCCATGCCGCCCGTCCAATACCGAAAGCCCGACAAGTCGCCGCCATCAATCTCAAACTTCTGTAGCGTCTTGATACGGTTCTGTACGCGGCGCTCGTTATCCTCTAGCCCTAGGAACAGTACGTCGCCTTGCTCGCACTCCCAACCTAGGAACGGCCGCCCGCGCGCGATGGCTAGCGATAGCTGCAAGGCTAGCCATGTCTTACGCATCTTAGGGCGCGCGGCTAGCAGTATGTTCCCGGCGGGCAGTACGTCTTTGACGGCCCACGTAATTTGCTTGAACTCTTTCTTATTCAGGTCCGCTATGTTGCGGATGCCTTTAAATGAGAAAGTCGGCTTAGTGCCTAGTAGCGCCCCCATGCCAGCCCCCGGCGCAGCGGACAAGCCAGCCGTAAGCGTGGTAAGCTGCGTCTGTGGCGGGATAGCCCCCATTTCGTTGATCGGGAAGCTAAGTACATCGGACAGCTTGCGAGCGGCTAGGCCCTTGTCGGTCGTCTGTAAGCCGTACTCCGCAATGGTCGCGACGGGCGTTCGCCGCCCTTCCGTACTGTCGCCTTGATCGCCCGCCCCGAAGTACTTAATACCCAAGGGCCATGGGTGAATAGTTAGGTCTTCCTCATAGGTCTGTCCTATGTCTACACTCATTACCCGGTAGCCCTCTTTGTATTCGCGGGCAGTCGGGAAGAAATGCGGAACCCATGTCTTAAGATTACGCATGGCGTACTCATTAAGACGCTTATACAAAGCTTCATCCTGCGGGTATTCATTAGCGTTTTTCTTAACGCCCCCCGGCTTACTGGCTTCGCCCTGCAAAAGATGCTGATTAGCGGCGTTAAACCGCATGATGCTGATTACCGATAGCGTCTTAAACGCGTCGGCATGGCGTACGATAGAACTCCTACGGTGCGGCCGGTCGGGCGTGCTATCGCCCTTACGCGCCCACGTACCCGGAATACGGCTGATACGCGACGCGTTGTACACGGTCGTATCCATGTCGATCAGCGGGCTATCGTATTGCTTTTTCAGGATGCGCAGGAACGTATGGAATTCATCCCGTACCGTATCGCTGTTTTCTTCATCCACCCGGTACATTAGCCATGCACCGTTGCCGCTATCCGTTATCATTGGATCGGGGAAACCGTACATCATGGTAAGCACGGCGGCGATGGCGTGCGCGCAATTTAAAGTAGCTGCATGTTCTGCCACGCTGCTGGAAATACCTACCGGGCGGCGGGCGTCGATATCGACCATAAGCCAGCGGCGGCGGGTAACTTCCGGGTCTTGCGTCGTATGCTGCGACCACGGCGTTACGCGGTTGTAGCTGCGCGCCAGCGCGTCCGACATGACCGGGTTAGGCGTAAAGTACATGCCCTTGTAGTACCCGCTAGCGGATACAATGGCGTTCGCCGCCAGCGCCGGGCTATCAAAGTAGCCGCTATCGATCTGCCCTTTACGCGACCCAAGCAAGCGCAGTTCAAAGACAGCGCCGGGGGGTACTATCGCAGTCAGTGCATTGTGTATTTGGTGGTAATCAAGGTCCACGTAATAGCCATCCCCATGCCTCGCCAGTACGTCCAAGCTGCGCGAAGCCCCTAAGCCTCTGGCGCGCGGCCTATGCGGTACGTCCGTCAAGAGGATGCCACCTAGGGCTGTCTAGGATGCGCTGTCAAGGGCCTAAACCGTTGATCGCTATAACGAGGAAGCCCGCCAGCGTTAGGGCGCTGGCGGGCTTCGGGGGCGGCCTAGGGCCGTGGAAGGAGGGCGGTTGCAATGCCCGGCCCCCTCCTATCAGGTCGGTCGTCTACGTCAAGCGGGGTTTTCGCACTTCGCACGACGGGTGGCCGATGATGGCGCAGGCAGGCGACGCCACGAGCCACTTGCCGTTGTACGGCCGTGCGAGGGCGCTACGGCGGCGCTTGTAGAAGTCGTACGCCTCTTTGCCCGCGTCGGGGCCTTCGAACTCACGTACCATTGCAACTCACTCCCTAAGTTAGATACAGTACACCCCGCCTAGCACTTCGCGGAAGCGGCTGGCGGGGTGCGGTTAGAGTAACCGGGCGTCACGGGTTGCCGTTTCTATCGCGCTTTGACTATCTACCAAGCCGTGACCGCACCTCAAGCTGTCCGTACTTAGTTCGCCGATTTATCATGCGACTGCCCTTTCGGGTTGCCCCGTGTTGCCGCCCCTTTCTCGTACGGGGCGTAATGGCGGGATACTACGTGGCTAGAGTATCCCGCCATACACAGCGGTTCGTGCGACGAACCCGCCGTATTACAGGATGGAGTTTTCCGGGGCCGTGGACTTGCCGGTCTTCTGGCCCAGCATCATCTGTGCGGGCTTGATGTACCGGTCGTCCATGAACTTGCGGAGGACCGCTTCATCCGTACCGGCCGCCACCTTCTCGGTGATCTTCTGTTCCAGATACTTGACGCCGCCGCCCGCCTTGGCGACTTCGGCCGTAAACTCGGTGTACTTGCGCTTGCCGCCCGCCGCCTTGTCCTTCTCGTGCAGTTCGCGCACGACGGCTTCCGTAACCAGCTTGGTGAGCGGGTCCACGGTCTGACGCGGCGTTGCGCCGCCCTCGCCCTGCCGGCGCACTTCGCCCTTGTACAGGCGTTCGCGCGCGGCGGCGGCCGTACCGATCAGGTCCGCCTTGCCGCGTTCGCCGGTCGGCTTGGCCACGGCCGTCTGCATCGCGTCCGCCTTCATGGCTTCGTCGTACGCGTCGTGCGGCGCGTTGGCCTTGGTCGTGCGGATGTTGGCCTGATTGACGGCGTTGGTGATGTAGTCGCGCAGCCCCTTTTTCAGGAAGTCGAGCCGGACTTCGGCCGGGATTTGCGCGATATCGATACCGATATCCGTTTCCGTGTTCGGGATACGGAACGCGAACGCGTTCGGATTGTCGGCGGCCGGGGCGGGTGCGTCGCCGGTCGGGGCGGGCAGTCCGGCGGCCGTGGGCGACATGTCGTTCGGCGCGGTGAGGCCGCCGGTACCGAGCGTCGCGCCGCCGAGTCCGCCGAGCGCGTCGGGGTTGGTGGCCATCATCAGGGGCATTGCACTGGCCAGCAGGCCGAAAGTCGCGATACGCATTGTAGTTTCTCCGGGTTGGTTCGGGTTGGTGCGTCCGGTGTATAGTACGTCGCTTACCGGTCAATACTGAAAATGCACGGACGGCAAAATAGTTTCAGTCGTCGCCCACAATCTGCGCGCCACCGATCGTACCGGCCGGTTCGCGCAGTTCTGGCATAGTAGCCGCTTCGGCCGTCAGCAGGACCATACCGGGGAACGCAACGTAAACGGTCGCGTCCGTGGCAATGGTCGTCGTTATCTGGATACCGTCGATATCCTCCGGCGCGTCGAACGGCAGGCCCGCCGCCTTGAGCGTAGTAAGCACGATCAGCAGGCTACGGGCGATGGCGCGGTTATAATCGCCCCAAGCCGCATGAACCTTGTTAAAGCGCACCTGAAAGCGTTTCGTATCGCACTCAAGTACCAACGTAACCAGATTGCTAGCCGCTACAAAGTGTACGGCCTCGCGCCCGTCCGACGCGTGCGGCCGGGCTACCCATGACTTGCGTTCGTTAATGGCGTTGAACGCTAGCGCCACTTCGGCCGCGATCACGGCTTACCGTTCCGCATATCGCACGTATCCAGATGATAGTTCTCCGGCTTGCCCACGAACGGCCCGCCGCAATCGCAGTACCTAGCACGCGGCTTAACCTCGCGTACGGTCGGCAGTTCCACGCCCAAGCGTTCGGCCTGTTCCGCGTGCGGGTCGCTCCACGTATCCGCGTCACCAAGCGGGATGATGCGGTATTCTCGGTGCGCCATGTCGTACTTGCCGTGCTTGTTGATAGCGTCACGCGCCGCCTGTTCGGACGGGAGCGGTTCGGCCATAATGTTCCACGGGCAGCGGGCGTTGTGCCTCCAAGCTACAGCGTACATTACTTCATATCCTCCCTGTACTGGCGATCCAGCGCCCGTTCTTCCATGTAGCCGCCGAAGCCGCCGATAACGAGGGCCGCCGCCAGCAGCACGACGAACGCGAAGCCGCCAATTGCCAGCATCAAAAGATACATGGCCGCGATGATCGCGCCAGCTACCGCCGATACCGCCACGACGTTGATTAGAAAGCGCACTGGCGTTCCTTCCTGTACTTGACGTGGCCGCACTTACGGCACGTCTTCCTGTCATAATGGCCGCGCTTCTCGTGCGAGTGAGTACGGCTGTACGCCCACTTACCCCACTTGTGCCAGCAAAGCAACCGCTTAAGCATAGTACTATACTCCCTTCGGGCAGGGCGGGCGTTCCTCGCGTACGTCCCACCGCATACCGCACTTGCGACAAAAATACTCGTCCCCTTGCCTGCTAGGCTGGTAGCAAGGCGTCGGTATCTCGTCAAGCGGCAGTACGTCGCGTTCATCGTCGTACGTCATTTAAATTACTCCCTTTCCGTATCGGCAGCGATGCCGATTTGCTTAGAGACGTACTCAAGTGCGCTTTCGACCGTCTTAGCAAACGAGTTAACGCGTTTCATGCCGTTAAGGTAGTACGCGCCCACGGGCGGGTTGATAACGCACTTTTCGGTGAGTTCGGACGGGATGCCGTAGCCGTACGGCTTGCGGGTGACGGCCGAACGTTCCAGCATGGCAAAGACGATGCGGCGAAAGCACGCGGGGTGAAAGGCGAACGTCAGTACCGCCAAGTCGATAGGCTGGTCTGCCGCTTTCACGCGCCACGCTATGCCCTGTTCCTCGTTGCCGGGGTAGTCACTGGAATACTTGCACGCGAACAGTTCAACCCGCTTGCCCGCCTGTTCAAGCTGGTTGACGTACTGCGCAATGGCTACGCCGTAGTTAGCCATGTAGTCCGCGTCCGAACCCGCGCCGGTCGATATGGCTACGTATACGGTAACGACGCGGCCCGTACCGCTAAGAGGGTCGGGCGCATACCGGATCATGCTATCTGGCGCACCCGCACAGAAGCGCGGGACGTGGGGCAGATGGCCGTAGAAGTCGTTCCGCGTCGCCGGGGCGGGGTCACGGGGTACAAACACTTCAAGGGCCTTCTGTGCGCGCCGTGCGCCCTCTAGCCAGCCGTCGCGCGCCATACGTACCGCGCCATCATAGCCGACATTCATATCCCACGACGGGGCGCGGCCTATGGTACGGCTGCTATCCCCGTCCTTCCACGTTTGCGGGTGCGTATCAACGTACCGCTGCATTTCCGCCATGCTATCGAACTGGTAGAAGTGCTTACCGCCGTCGCGCACGTACTGCATCATAGTATCCCTTCAACCGGCTTCGGTGCCTTCACCGGCATACTACGCTTTAGCTGCGATACAGTTTCATCGTCAAGCCCCTTCCACAGTACGGCAGTCTCGGTTTCCTCCCAAGTAAGGCCGCCTTCCAGCAGCTTGCAGCCCCGGTACGTCGCACGCGGCGTAACCAGATGCTTAAGCGAGCGGTCAGCTACAGCCTTGCGTGCCGACTGTACGTACGCGCACCAGTTAGCGTTGGTGGCAATCGCGGACTCTAGAGCGTCATCGTACCCCCATTCGAGGAAGTCGAACCGATCAACGGACGCTGCGTCAAGCTGGTTGCGGCCCACGTACTCGCGCGTTGCGCCGGACAGCTTGGTATTGCCGCCACCGATGCACTTAAAGTCCGCGTGCATGTTAATGATGCCATCGGGGAAGGGGCAGATACCGTTAGCGAGCGCGGCGTTCATGGCGACTACTGCGCTAGGGCTAGAGCCGTCCAATTCGTCAAAGAGGAATACGCCGCCATGCTCGTACGCTTCGCGGAACTGCGTACGTACAGTCTCGCCCCGCGCATCCTTAAAGCCTAGCAGCATGTATTCGCTTTCCACCTTGGCGGCGAAGTAGAACGGCAGCTTAAAGGCGTCTGCGCATTGCTTGGCGGCCGTCGTCTTACCCGAACCGGCCGGGCCGTGCAGATAGACATGGCCACCGGCTGCGAGCATCTTGATAAGTTGCGGCAGCTTGTTGTGTACCATGCCGATAGCGGCGGGCGCTTCATTCGGCAGTACGACGGTAAGCGTAACGGGCGTAAGAGCCTTGAGCGATGCGACTACTTCCGCGCGGATGACTTCGGGCAGCGCGTCGGTAAACTTTAGCAACGTCTCGGTAAGGTTCTTTTGATGCTGGTTCGCTTCCGTCTGCAACTCGCGCACCTTGCCCCGGTACTCGGTGGACAGGTCCGACGCCTTTTGATCGACGTACGAACGCTTGGCGTACTGCGACATGTCAGCAGCGGGGGCGGGCTTCGCCAGTTCATCCACCGTGAACGGCGCGGGCTTGAGCGTTACCGGGTTGATGACGGGAGCGGCGGGCGTATCCAGCAGCGGGTTAGGCTGATACTTGCGCGCGATGTTCTGCGAGACGGGCAAGCCGCGATCAATGCTGATACAGGCGTTGTCGTACAGCGCGCACAGGTCGCGTTCCCCGACAAGCTTGATATCGTTCGGCTTCATATCCGGTTGATAGCCGTGTAGCAGCGCGCACAGGCCGATACGCTGGTTCATGCGAAGCGGCGTACATACGCGGCCGGTGCCTGCGAGCGTCGTAAGCGCATCGTTGACTGCATCCCGGTTCATTTAAATTACTCCGCTTCCGTGTTGTCGTTGTCAGTATGTAGCACGCTTACGCAGTCGGGTACAGGGCAATTTAAATGAGTATGCGGAATAATATGCTTGCGCGTAATGCGTGCCGTGAAGCCGCACGACGGGCAGTACACCTTGAGTAGGTTAGTACGCTGTTTCGGCTTGGCGGTGGACTTGCCGTCCATGAGTGCGGCGTACGGCATAGGCCCGATGATATCCAGAATGGGCAAGGCCCACTCATACCATACGCTGCTAGCCGTGGTGGAAGTCATCTTACCCTTGAGGCCAAGGGCAGTTGCGATCTTACGGAACGCGGGACCGTGGCCTACGTCGATACCTACGGCAGCGCGGCACAGTTGATGCGTAAGTATGTCGGCTATGCGCGCGTCCGTCTCGGTAGTCGGCTTTAGGAATATCTCAAAGTGACCATCTGCGCTTGCGCTGTCCTGCCAGCACTCGCCTACCGCATTGGAGCGTACACCATGCGACGTGAACCCTACCGATACGCGCAGCTTTTCAGGTAGCGGCGCGCCAACGCGGTCAAAGTGCGGGCGCGCGAGGGTGACAAAGGCGTTAAGCCAAGCTTCGCGCGTCTCGTACTGGTAGTTGCTGGTAGCCATGATGCGTTGTCCCTAACCGCGTTGCGTTGCGTTGCAGCCTGCATACATCATTTAAAGCGTCCCGCAAGCGGGTTCGTTCCCTATGACAGTATTTTTTGCAACGTACGCAGCATAGACCGTTCGCGCGCAGTCCATAGTGACGCAGTACGCGCCGCTTCGGGCTTCTCGGTCACAAACGCATCATCCCGCGCAGCCCTGCCCGTCGTGCCGTACAAGTTGTCGATACCCTCAAGGGGATCATTGATGGCCCTGTTAGTGTACACGCACCACAGACGCACCGAACGCCGCTTGAAGCCGTACGGTAGCTGTGCCTGCGCTAGGGGCAATAGATGCGACTGGAAGCTAGCACGTAGCCAAGGTGCATGTTTGCGCGCCCACGGGCCATCTATATGCCGTGCCAGTCCCGTACGCTCTATGTCCTGTATGTTGGCTACTGCGTACAGGCCGTCGCGGTCTACGCGCCACGTCATGACGTTGATTACGTCGTGGCCAGCCGTAGCAGCACGCGCCACGAAATACATCTGGTCGTCGGGCTGCTGGTAAAGCCATACGTCAAGGTGCAGCGTGACGCGGTTGCATATCTGGTCCTGCAAGTATGTCGTTAGGCCCTCTCGGAAGGGCATTGCGGTCTTTCTAGTACGCTGTGCCATAACTGGTCCTATTCCCTGTTCGTAAAATGGCCTGAATTTAAAAACGGATATCGTTGGCTATCGTTCCTGATAGGCGCGTCTGTTTACGATGGCAATAGCCCTGCAAATGCGGAAAGTGGCGGTTTTGCGTGGCGGCCTCTCGGTAATAGCCCCGACTTTCCTAGTCGGCAAAGCTGGACTTACTATATAACGGTACGACCGGATAGGAGGGGCTATATACTGTAATAGGTGTAATTTCTGTATATGTATACATACATAGGTATATGTAACAGAAAGGGGAGGCTATGTCAGGCTAAGTACATTGAACGCATTTAAATGTACTGATTTGATGGAGTATGATGGCCCAATCTGTGCTGTGACATGCTGTCACGCTCTCTTGGCTGGCCTTCTGGTTCTGCCGTTCGTACTCCGCTTCTGGCCTCTAGTATGCTTGATAACACGTATTATGTTAAGCTATGCCCGAATACATTATACTATGTGATGGTGTATCATAACACGTTCGTCGTTTGTTCCGTATTTGTTCACGGAATGTACAGGGAGGCCACCGGGTCGAGCGGCAGGCGGGGGTGTACTTGTACAGGATACTGACGCACGCAAAATTTTCAAAAATACAGCATCAAAATAGTACTCCATCAAATAAGTACATTATGTGCCGAATACTGCGCATATTGAATATAGCGCCATCCCGCCCCGACCAGCCGTCACAGATTAACTCTTGCGCCCCTATCGAACATGCTTTAAAGCGTGCGTGAACACGCGAGGCCCTGACATGCGTACAGACGAAACCCTCAAGGAAATCTGCGATCAGTTGCGCCAGAATTACGGCGACTTGCACGTATCCTCGCGCCGGGCGGGCGTCTCGGTGGACTTTGTAACCAACTGGATCAAAGACGATCAGGAGGCCGCCCGCCAGATCGAGGAAGCGCAGCGCGTCGGCTACATGGGCCTTGAAAGCGCAGCTATTCAGCGTGGCGTACATGGCGTCGAAAAGGCGGTGTACTATAAGGGGGAAGTAGTTGGCACAGAAACGCAGTACTCGGACGCCCTTCTAGGAAAGCTACTTGAAGCGCGGGTTACAGCTTTCAAAAAGGGCGAAGCCAGCCAAGCCACGTTTAATGGCCCTACTCAAATCAATATCATGCCGCGCGCGGAGACATACGACGAATGGCTTGCAATGAAAAAGACCACTTTAAAGGACCGCGACGCAGCAAAGGCGGCTTCCAGCCTACCAGCCCCGGCCGTCCCGACTATTTTGCAAGGGGATTATATCGACGTGACACCCCGCCCCTTAGCAGCCTTGGAGGGCCTACTTTGAAACTGGTACGCGTGCCGTATGCACCGCTAGAGCATCATTGGGTACTGTATGTATATGGACCCGGCGATGCTCTAATCTGTTGGTGTGGCCCCTCCAAGGTGACGCAGCACCTTGACGACATAGACCTATTTAGGGCAAATGGTTGGCTTAAGGTGGAGTTTGGAAGCCATGACGTTCGAACAGGCATTGAAGGTACTACGCCGTAACGTGTACTTGCACGGTAAGGACTGGCGTACGGCAATCATCGCGCCGAATAAGAATACGCTAGGCGTGGCATGGGATGAAGCCAAGGCGCTGATTACCGCGTCTAGCCTCGGTATCGAGCGTATGCGGTGGACTACCCGCGCGTTCGAACTGGAACGGGGCGCTATCATCCGTTTCTATCTGGTCGATAGCGAACTAGATCAGTTCAAGCTTGCGGGGCAGCAGTTCACGCATATTATCGTACTGAATAGCAGCACGCCGTACCCGGCCGGGGCGATGGAGTACCTTAGCAGTACGCTACGTTCGCCTGTGTTGAAGGGCGACGAATGCCGGTGGGATGAAGGCGTAGTAATCTAGGGAGTACGTAATATGGCTTGCGAACTTCACGGCGGGCGGCGCTGCGTAAATCATTTAAATTGCGCGCTTCGGTCGGTAAACCAGCGGTGTTTAGCGAACAGGTTTATCGAGTATACGCCCGTCGCGGATGGCAGCAACGCCAGTACTACTCCCGCCCCGTCGCCCTCCACGCCCATTATCGACGTAGGCGTGACCTTGCCGGGCGTAACCGTAGGTATCAAGCTGTAGCATGGCATTACGTGACGGACAGCTAGAGCGCCTAGGCTTTTCGATATGGGAACCGCAGCCGGGGCCGCAAGCCTTGGCTGTAGGCGCGCCGTTCGTGGGGGAACTACTTTTCGGCGGTGCGCGCGGGGGCGGTAAGTCCGACTTCCTGCTAGGTGACTTCCTACAGGATATTAGCCTAGGCGCGGCTTGGCGGGGTATCATATTTCGGCAGTCGTACCCCCAGCTAGAAGAACTACTAGCGCGTGCGAAGGAAATGTACCTGCCGCTAGGCGCGATCTATAAGGTTGCGGATCGTACGTTCATATTCCCGTCTGGTGCTACGCTCAAGCTGCGTCACCTTGAGACGGAGGCGGACGCCGATGTATACCAAGGCCACCAATATACGTGGATTGGCTGGGACGAACTCGGTAACTGGCCTAATTTAAACGCGTATAAAAAGCTGAAAGCCTGTCTGCGTTCGGCGCACGGGGTACCTAACAAGCGTATCCGTTGTAGCGCGAACCCCGGCGGCGTAGGCCACCACGCGGTAAAGAACTACTTTATCGACCCGTCGCCCCTCGGTATGGAACTTATCAAGTCCATCGATGAAGACGGCACGATAACTACGCGTATGTTCATCCCGTCGCGGGTGTACGATAACGCTATCCTGCTGGCGAACGATCCGCAATACATCGCGCGTCTGCGCGAGATTGGTTCACCGGAACTTGTCAAAGCATGGCTTGAGGGCGACTGGAATGTCATTACAGGTGCGTACTTTCCTGAATTTTCTAGTACTAAGCACGTGCTTGAGCCTTTCGCTATACCCAATCATTGGACTAGGTTTCGTTCTATGGATTGGGGCAGCACTAGCCCATTCTGCGTTCTCTGGCACGCCGTATCAGACGGCTACCAAGTACCTGACGGCCCCTTTATTCCTAGCGGTGCTGTTGTTACTTATCGCGAGTGGTATGGCTGTGTACCCGGCAAGGTAAACGAGGGCCTTAAGTGGACTTCCGCGCAGGTCGGTAAAGGTATTGTGCAGCGCGACCGGGGCGAACGTATGTCTTTTGCCCGCGCCGATCCTAGTATGTTCAAATGGGATGGCGGCCCGTCGCACGCGGAGAACATGGCCAAGGTAGGCGCACAGTGGGCGAAAGGCGACAATAACCGTCTAGCCGGGTGGGATCAAATACGCGATAGGCTTTGCGGTATTAAGGAGCCGAAACAGGCGTCAGCAGCGGCAGTAGCCGCGCATAAGATCATGGCTCCCGTATCTGGTACGCTAGAGGAAATAGTACTAGCAGGTATGGCGCAAAAGAACGCCATTCCTGCACCTACAGATATCGACGTACTGCCCGACGACGAAAACATGGTCGGTACGCCTATGTGGTACTGTTTCAAGACGTGCGTAGCTCTTATACGTACTTTGCCAGCCCTACAGCACGATATGACGGACCCGGAAGACTGCGATACGGACGGGGAAGACCACGCCCCCGACGCGTTGCGCTACGGCCTCATGGGGCGGCCGTGGACTAAGCCTAAGCCGTCGAAAAAGGGCAGCGGTGAAATTCTACTGTTGCAAGACGCAACACTTAATGACATTTGGGACGATCATTTCGCCCACTTGGGGCAGTCGGGGGTTTAAATGGCGAAGCGCGCTACGTACTTGGACCGCAAAGACGAAAAGCCCGTGGCCAACCGTCGTACGTATTGGGCGGATCAAATCGCCAAGGCCGAAAAGCGGTACAGCCTGTTTCAGCGCAACGGTAACAACGTACAGGATCGCTACAGGCTGGAACGCGAGAACTCGGATAATGATTTGTATCAGGATAGGTACAATATCCTGTATTCGTCAACCGAGACAACTAAGCCATCCCTGTACGCCACTACCCCCAAAGTACAGGCGACCAAGCGGCACCGCGACCGCGAGAACGAAACCGTCACGCTTGCAACCCTATTGATCGAAACCGCCGGGCAGTACGCCATGGAGGAAGTAGACTTCGATGGCGTGATGAAGAACGTAGTACAGGACTTCCTGTTGCCCGGCATGGGTTGCGCATGGGTGCGCTACTCGCCAGTATTCGAGCGTCGCGGCGCGAATGATAACGGCCAAGGCGGGGAGGAAGTACTAGCCGCCGAAGGGCTGGACGTTGATTACGTCCACTATAAAGACTTCATCACGGGCGTAGGCCGTACGTGGAAGGAACTGCCGTGGGTGGCGCGGCGGGTGTACTTCAACCGTAAGAAAGCGGAAGCGCGCTTCGGTAAGGAAAAAGCCGATAAGCTGACCTTCTCGTACAACCCGGATGACGACGGCAACGGTAACCGCGATTTTGCGGGTAACGGCGGCGCGCAGGCGATCATATGGGAGATATGGGATAAGGATAAGCGGGAAGTAGTCTGGTACACGGCGGACTACTCGGAAGACGTACTAGACGCCCTGCCGGACCCGCTGCGTTTAAAGGGCTTCTGGCCGTGTCCCGAACCCATTCGTGCCGTGTGGACTACCCGTACGTTCATCCCTAAGGCGTTCTACGGGCAGTACAAGGCGCAGGCGGAAGAACTCGACAATATCACCGAACGCGTGCGCTATCTTACGCAGGCACTACGGCTGGCGGGCGTGTACGACGGTTCGCAGACTGCGCTAGCCAAGCTTTTGGAGGGCAAGGGTAACAAGCTTATCCCGCTCGACAATTGGACTCTATTTGCGCAGCAGGGCGGCGTACAGGGTTCGGTACTGTTCGTACCGATCAAAGAGATTGCCGAAGTACTAATGAACCTGCTACAGCAGCGGGACGTAGTGAAGGCCGAAATATACGAAATTACCGGTTTCTCGGATATCGTACGCGGCGTTAGTAAGGCGTCGGAGACGCTTGGCGCGCAAAAGATAAAATCGGATTGGGCGGGCGGCCGTCTACGCGACATGCAGAAGGAAGTACAACGCTTCTGCCGCGATCTTATCCGCATCATGACCGAAATTATGTCGGAACACTTTAGCGAGACAAGCCTAGCCTTGTACGCCGGTTTCGACCCGCCCGAAGTGACGGAGGAAGAACAGGCGGCGGCCGGGCAGTACGTCGTGGCGATGCAGCAGTACCAAGCGTCGCTTACGATGCCGCAGCAGCCGGGTACGCCGCCAATGCAGCCCCCGCAAAAGCCGGGACCGACCGGGCGGCAGCAGGCTATGCAGACGTTCGCCGCTACCGTCGAACTACTCAAAAAGGAAAAGGAGCGCGCGGCTTCTATCGGTATCGAAACCGATAGTACGATCATGCCCGATGAAGCGGCGGAACGCGAGGACCGTATGCAGTTCCTAGCGTCCGCCGGTGCGTTCCTACAGCAGGCCGGGCCGATGGCGCTACAGTTCCCCGACATGCGTGGGCTACTTGGCGCTATTATGATGTTCACAATTCGTACTTTCCGTGCGTCGCGCCCGCTGGAAAAGGAATTCGAGGAATTCACAAAGAAACTACAGGCGGCCCCGCCGCAAGCCCCGCCCGGTAGCGAGGGTAGCGGCGGTACGGACCCGGCGGCAGCGCAGGCGCAAGTACAGGGCGAACAGATAAAGGCGCAGACTGCACAAGCGCAATCGCAGATGGACGCGGATACGGCGAAGTACAAGATTGATACGGACGCGGCCGTAAAGCGCGAACAGATGGCTATGGACCACGAATTCCGTATGGCGGAAATTGCAGTACGTCAGCGCGAAGTAGCCGTTAAGGAAGCGGAACTAGGTATCAAGCAACAGACGGCGCAAACCGACGCGGCACTAGCGGCAAGCGATCAGCAGCACTCACAGGCCATGGACGCGGCCGGGTTCCAAGCCAGCCGGGAAGACGCACAGACGGGCGTGGAGCAGCAGGAAGCCGACCGGGAGGCCGCCGCAACTGCCGCCAAGGCCAATAAACCCGCTTGACGTTTAAAGCCCTATCAGGCGATAAGGGCAGCATTGTTAGCGAGGCGCGGAAATGAGTTTCCTTCACGATTTGTACGGGGCGCGAGGTAAGGCGATTGCGGATCAGGGCCGCGTTACCATCATTGGTGACAAGGCCGGGTACGTTTCGCCACTCGACCGTACAGTAGTGGAGGGCCGTACGGCGCACCGCGAACACATGAAACGCCACGGCGTAACGGAAGCGGGCGACATGCCTATGCGTACCAGCAGCCCCGACCGTGCGCCGATGGGGAGCGTACGGACGGATATTCAACGTTCGATACAGGAGTTACGTTCCCGATGAAGTACGCCCGCCGCCTCGGTGCCTTCCGCCCTTCCGTACGTCTCGGCAAGCATGGCCAGCCCATGCGCGACCCGAACGGGCATGATATCGATATCACGTCCGACTTGACGGACGGCAGCGATGGCGCGCTAGGCGACCGGCCGTACAACGGGCAGGCCGATAATACGCAGATGCAAACCCCGCCGGGTACGCAGCCCGTACACGGGGATGCCAAGCCCGCGAACAGCAGCGAAGCGCAGGCCCCGGCCAAAGAGCCTACTTTGCGGGAACAGCTATCGAGTGCATTTAAAGGCACCGATGACAAGCCGACCGATCAGGCCAACGCGCAGACGGCGCAGGCCCCGGCCGAAGTACCCGCGCTTACAAAGGACGGGGAAGGCAAGTACCGCCTTGCGGATGGTACGTTCGCATCGCAGGAACAGGTAACAGCGTTCGAAGCTGCGCAGAATACGCAGCAGCAGCAGCAGGCCACCACAACGCAGGCATCGCCCTATACGGCGCAGATGACAGCGACGGAGGCACAACAGTTTCAGTCGCTCCCGGCGGAACTCCAACAGTATGTTGGACGTACAATGGAGGACTTGAATACCCGAGCATCAAGGTATAGCGAGTACGACCTAATCGAGCAATCGATTTTGGGGCCGCGTCGTCAGGCGTTGCAAGCGGAGGGTATGACGCCCGCCGTAGCCCTCAATCAATTGTTCGCTATGTCGGACTTTGCGGGACGCGACCCCGGACAATTCGTACTGTGGTTCTCCCAGCAGCGCAATCTTGACCTCGACGCACTATTAGACGCACGCGACGCGGCAACGCAGAACGTCGATCCTGTGGTGCGGGAGTTGCAGGGGCAAGTACAGCAGCTTACCGGGACCGTACAGCAGTTCCAGCAGGCGGGAGTACAGCAGACGCAGCAAGCGAACTATGACGCCGTAAATGCGTTTGCCACCGAAAAGGCGGCAGACGGGACGCCCGCGCGTCCGTATCTTACGGAAGTCATGGACGATTGGGCGACGCAGATTACCGCCGTACGTAATGCCAATCCGAACATGCCGAATACCGAAGTACTGCAAAAGGCGTATGATAACGCCTGCTGGTCGAACCCCGCCGTACGCGGGAAGTTGCAGCAGGCGCAGCAGGCGCAACAGCAGGCGGCGGAACAGGCACGTACGGCGGCAGCGCGTGCCGCTGGTAGCAGCGTAGCCGGTGGCCCGGCAGGTTCGCAAAGCGCCGCCCCGAACAACGCCAATCGTACCTTGCGCGAAGAACTCGAAGCCGGGTTTGCCGACGCGAGGGCCATTTAACCTTTTGGGGTATTCAAGCCATGCCATCGCCGAACCTTTCCGAAATCGTCACGACGACGATGTACAACCGCAGCAAGAAGCTTGCGGACAACGTTTCGAACAATAACGCGCTGCTGGCGCGTCTGGAGCGTAAGGGCAAGCGTAAGCCCTTCACGGGCGGACGCCAGATCATGCAGGAACTCGAATACGGCGAAAACTCGACGTTCGGCTGGTACAGCGGTTACGACCCGCTGAATATCAGCCCGTCCGACGTGTTCACGGCCGCACTGTTCGATATCAAGCAGGCGTCCGTCGCTGTCAGTATCTCCGGCTTGGAGGAACTACAGAACAACGGCGACGCCGCCATGATCGACCTACTCGAAAGCCGCATCGCCAACGCGGAACGCACGATGCGTAACCAGATGGCGAACGCGGTGTACGGCGACGGTACGGCGGGTGCGGGCAAGTCCATCGGCGGCTTGCAGCTTCTGGTATCGGATACCGGCCTCGGTACTGTGGGCGGCATCAACGCGGCAACGTGGAACTTCTGGCGTAACGTCGTATTCGGCGCAATCGCAGACGGCGGCGCAGCGGCCTCCACCGCGAACATCGTATCCTACATGGATCGCGTCTGGCTACAGTTGGTGCGCGGCACCGACAAGCCCGACTTGATCGTGGCGGACAACAACTACTACCGTCTGTACATGGAAGCGTTGCAGCCGCAGCAGCGTTTCACGTCCACGGACATGGCGCAGGCCGGGTTCGAAAGCCTCAAGTTCATGTCGGCGGACGTGGTATTCGACGGCGGTATCGGCGGCGCGGCCCCGATCAATCACATGTACTTCCTGAATACGGACTATCTGTACATGCGTCCGCACTCCAAGCGTGAGTACGTGCCGCTGTCGCCGGATCGGTTCTCGACCAATCAGGACGCCATGGTCAAGTTGATCGGGTGGGCCGGGAACATGACGACTTCCGGCCGGAAGTTTCAGGGCGTTCTCAAGGGCTAAACGAGTACGGGGCTTCGGCCCCTACTCTATTGGGAGTACATTTAAATGCCGTTCAAGACTTCCTATAACGCGGCCCTCGGACAGCCTGCGTTCAATCTGGCGGGTGTCGATACTGTCGCACGCGTCGCAATCGGCCGTATCGAGCGCGGGTTTGACGACCTGTTGGGCGAAGGTGAATTTATCTATCTGCCGGGCGTCGCGGGTACGCTGGCGGGCGATCATGTCGTTTTCGACTTGCTCCCCGGCGCAGCTACCACGGCGCGTTCGACGGCCGGTACGGCGGCCAATACGGGGTTCCCCACGGCCGTTGCGCTCGTACCCGTCCCCCTCGGTTCGTTCGGCTGGTTCCAGATCAGCGGCGTTGCCATCGTGAACGTGGTAGCCGGTACGGTCGCGGGCCGCGCGCATCTGTCGGCAACGCCCGGCCAGTTGGCCAGTGCGGCGACGGCGGGGGCGCAGCTTTTGGGCGCGCGTCTGTCATCGGCGGCAGGCGTCCCGGCGGCCGGGCAGGCGTACCTTACGCTGACCCGCCCGGCGGTGCAATCGCAGATCGCGTAAGGGGGTTCATCGGCCCCTTGCGCGGGGCGGGTACTGTGTTCCCCTTTCGCAGTACCCGCCAACTTTCTAACCCTCTCTAGGAGTACCCGTCATGGACGGAACGGATCAAATCTATCAGGGGCCGGACGGTACCGCCCTTCGGTTCTTCGAACGCCCGACGAAAAATAACTTTCAGTCGGAAAAGAACGGCCGCCCGATCTTCGATACTTCGCTGCTGGTCGAAGTCATGGTACCGGGTAGCCGGGAGAGTACGCCCGAATTCGAAGTCGAACGGACGTACTGCGAGGAAGCGGGCAAGGACGCGGCGGGAAACCGTCTGGTCGAACGCTCGCCCAAGTACGTGCAGTATCAGCCGCAGGTCGAAGCCTACAAGGCGCAGAACGGCGTGGGGCTGGCGTCGGGTACTCCGATCAGCCAATGGCCGAACATCGATACCGGTACGGCCGCGACGCTCAAGGCGGCGGGTATCCATACCGTCGAAATGCTGGCGGGCGTACAGGATACGCATCTGCCCAATCTCGGCATGGGCGGCCGGGTACTGCGCGATCAGGCGAACGCGTTCATCAACTCGCGCCAGTTCGGTATCCCATCCATGCAGATGGGCGCGGACCTCGCCAAGCTGCGCGAGGAAAACGTACGGCTGCAAAACGAGAACAACAGCCTCAACGAACGGCTGTCCGCCACGCTGGCAGAACTCGGTGCCGTCCGTACCGGACAGCCCGCCCCGCCGCCCGCGCCGGGCAGTACGCAGGGTAACAATACGTCCATGCTCAATGACCCGCTTGGGCCGGGTACGATCAGCCAGCCGAACCCGTTCGCGAACATGTCGGGCGGCAGCGCGTCGCCGCTTACCCCCGGCGAGGGCGAAGCGAAGGACGGCGCGAAGGCGGCAGCGGAGGCCACCGGGCAGAATACGCAGCCCGACAACGCGCCGCGCCCGTTGATCTAAACGACGGGCCTTTACGGGTACTACAGGGCGGGGGCTTCGGCTCCCGCCTTTTTAGTAGGAGGACATTTAAATGTCATTGCTTTCTATCTGCAAACGAGTGCTAGCGGAGACAGGCTGGCCAGTACTAAGCACGGTAGCAAGCAACAGCGACGCAACCGCGCAGCAGATATTCGCCATCTGCAATACGGAGTTGCAGGCGCTATCCGAACAATTCAACTGGCCTCATTTGGAAGTCGAATACAGCTTCCCGACCGTGCCGGGGCAGGGCATCTATTTGTGGCCGGGTGACTTCCGCGTACTAGCGCCGGACTCGGTATTCAACAAAAACCAATACTTCGCGCTACGTGGCAGTACGGGCTTGCAGTATTGGGAAATGCTTAAGTTCGGCCATCTGGCCAACGTAGAGCGCCCCCGCTTCCGTGTGGTCTACCCGTTGGGTACGCCCGGTATCGAGATTACCCCCGCGCCGCTAGGCGTGCAAGGGCTGGTAGCGGTGTATTACAGCGACGAATACGTACGTACCGCGCAGGGTGCGGGCGCAGCTATGTATATGAACGATGACGACGTTTCGAAGGTACCCGAACGGTATATCGAAATGGGCGTTAAATGGCGTTTCCGCCGCGCCAAGGGTTTGGACTTTAGCGCCGAACTAGCGGAGTATAACGCCACCATACAGGCGCAGTACGCGCGCTATACCGCGCAGGGCGAAATAACCATCGGCGGGCGGCGTAGGTGTGAACTTGCTCCCGGCTACGTCCGTAACGACGGGTTCGGGCTATGATCCCTACACCGCGCGTCCGCACCGGGCAAACATCACAGCCTATCACGGTCCCGGCCCCTATCGGCGGGTTGAACGGCCGCGATCCCTTGGCCTCTATGGCCCCTCAAGACGCCTATTTGATGGACAACGCGTTCCCCGGTACTGCGTCGGTGGACAGCCGCAAAGGTACTATCAAGTATAGCAACGCGTCGCTAGGCGCGCCTGTGCAGTCGCTTGAAGTGTACGCGGGTGGCGCGGGCGACCGTATGCTAGCGTGGGCGGGTGGGCGGGTGTATGACGTAAGTACGCCGATACCGCAACAGCTAACTAGCGGGCTGCTAAGTAATCTAGTGGTTACTACGATGTTTAGTAACGCGGCGGATAACGCGCAGCATCTAATCATCGTAAGCGGTTTCGATCAGCCGCGCCGCTACGATGGTACAGCGTTATCGACGCTAAACCTTACTGGCATGACCGGATCGCAGAATACGCTCAATACGGTATTTGCATTTAAATCACGTCTGTACTTCGGGCAGCGTGACCGCTTAGGGTTCTACTATCTCCCGGTGGGCGCTATTCAAGGTGCGCTGTCGTACTTCGATCTAGGGCAGGTAGCGCGCCGGGGCGGCTACTTGGTCGCGATTGCGTCGTTCTCGGAAAGCGGCAACGGCAGCACGCCTAATGACTACATCGTATTTATTACGAACAAAGGCGAAATGATCGTCTACGCTGGTAACGATCCCTCAAGCGTAGCCGGGTGGGCGCTAGTAGGGCGCTACTACGCAGCCGCGCCTATCGGGCCGAAGTGTACGCTAAACTACGGCACCGAACTAATCTTGCTAACGGAGGAAGGCGCGCTACCGTTTTCGGAAATACGGCGTGCGGGCGACGCGCAGGCGGCCGGGGTAGCGGGAGCGGGCTATTCCGCGATAACGTCAAAGCTTGGCAACTATTTGTCCGCTTTCAACGCTAACGCAGGCGTACCGGGGTGGCAGGGCGTGCAGTATAGCGGCGGCGGGGGCTGGCTGCTGCTAAATGTTCCGGCTACGTCGTCTATCAGCGGACAGTACCATCATTACGTAATGAATACGACGACTAACGCTTGGTGCCGCTTCACGGGCTGGAACGGGCTTACGTTTACCGTATTCAATAAGCGGCTGTATTTCGGTCGCTTTGATGGCTTTGTTATGCTTGCAGATGAAGGCCGCTTTGACGATGGCGTACCGGTTCGCTGCGATATCAAACAGGCGTACAACTACTTCGATGACGGTAGCGGTATGGCGTTTCTGCAAAAGCACTTTCAGTGGGCGGCGCTGCTGGTATCTTGCGACGGTGAACCCCCGCTATCGGGCAAGTTCAACGTAGACTACTCGGAGGATACGCCCGGCTACGTGAACCAGCTAGCGCCGTCTGCTGGCGCGGAATGGGACTTGGCGGCGTGGGATGCGGGTACGTGGGGAGACGACGGCCGGACGCAGCGTTTCATCGTCACGCTTAACAAAGGCGGCGTGACCGGCTCCCTATGGCTGCGCGCCTCTCTACAGGGCTTGACTTTGCGATGGTACGCAACGCAGTATATCATGGAGAAAACTAAAGGGTTGCTGATATAATGCGTGCCGTTCCTGCTGGCGATAAGCTTCCGATGATATGCGAGTACTTGCGCGAGAAAACAGACGCAGTATTCGACCCGGCGCAATGTCAGGGCTTCGCTATCCTATCGGATACAAACGGCTTTGTCGGCGCTGTCATCGTCAGCAACATTACGTACAGCAACGGCCGCGCCGTAAACTGTGAGTTGTCGTGCGCTAGCGAAACCGCGATGGCGTGGCGCGACCACGTATTCGACGCCATATTTCTGTATGTATTCGGGCAGCTTAAGTGCGTCCGATGTACGTCTATTACGCGTAAGAACAATACTAAGGCCCGCGCCTTCCTAGAGGCTTTAAACTTCGTGCTTGAAGGCAATATCCGAAAAGGATATGACGGGGAGAAGGACGCCTTAATCTATGGTCTACTGGCGGAAGACTGCCAGTTTTTCGGGGGTTTGAATGGGTAAGAAGTCAACGCCAGCAGCCCCGGCCGCTCCCGATCCGGTAGCGACTGCAAACGCGCAGGCGCAGGCCAATACGCAAGCCGCGATTACGCAGGCTAATTTAAACCGTATCGATCAGTACACGCCGCAAGGCAGTATCACGTACAACCAGACGGGTACGAACGCGGACGGAACGCCGAAGTACTCACAGACGCAATCGTATTCGCCCGAACAGCAGGCGCTATACAACCAGCAGAACCAGATTGCACAGTCCCTAGGCGGGCTGGCGCAGCAGAACGTGGCGCGGGTGCAGGCGGCGCAGTCGCAGCCCTTTACGTTCGATGGCATGACGCCATTGCAGACGGGCGTACAGGCGGGCGGCCTACAGTACGGTACCGCCAACCCGCAAGCAATCGGGCAGGTAGCACCGGCCGGGCAAGTGCAGTCGGGGTACAACGCGGGCGGCGGTATTCAGTCATCGTTCGGCACGGGAGGCCCCCTTACGTCGAACGTGCAAGCCGGTGCGATACAGAACCAGATAGCCGGGGCGGGCGGCGTTACGTCGAACGTACAGGGCGGTACGTATCAGGGGCAGATTGCCCCCGCTGGCGGTATTCAGGGCAGCGTACAGGGCGGACAGTACGGTACGCAGATCGCGGGCGCAGGCGACGTGACGCGTAACGTACAGGCCGGACAGGTGCAAAGCGGCCTAAACTTCGGGCAGCAATTCAACCCCGGCGACTTCACGCAAGCGGCGCAGCAGGCCAGCGACGGCGCGTACAGGGCAGCAGCGGCGCGGCTGGACCCGCAGTTCGCGCAGCAGGAAAGCGACATGCGTACGCGGCTGGCAAATGCTGGCATTGCGGAGAACAGCGACGCCTACCGCCGCGAAATGGATAACTTCGCGCGGTCGCGCACCGATGCTTACGGGCAGGCGCAGAATACCGCGTACGGGCAGGGCTTGGCGGCGCAGCAGCAGGGCTATACGCAGGCGCTTGGTACTCGTCAGCAGCAGGTAGGCGAAACTACTACGCAGGGCAACTTTGCCAACGCTGCGCAGAACCAACAGTTTCAGCAGGGGCAGCAAAACGCATCCCTCAATAACGCCGCACAAGGCCAAGTATTCGGGCAGAACGCGCAGCAGCTTGCCGCGCAGAACTCCGGTACTGCCGCGCAGTTCCAACAGAACTTGGCGCAGGGCAGTTTCGCCAACGCCGCGCAGCAGCAGCAGTTCGGGCAGAACGCCGCGCAGCTTGACGCGTACAACAGCGCGGTACAGGGCCAGTTCAATCAAGGGATGCAGAACGCGCAGCTTAACAACGCCGCGCAGGGCCAAGTATTCGGGCAGAACGCGCAGCAGCTTGCCGCGTTTAACGCCGCGCAGGGGCAGCAGTTCGCACAGGGGCAGCAGAACGCGCAGCTTAACAACGCCGCACAGGGGCAGCAGTTCGGACAGAACCAAGCTAGCGCGCAGTTCGGTAACGCCGCGCAGGCGCAGCAGAACGCGCAGAACTTGCAGCAGGCTACTTTCGGCAACGCGGCGCAGGATCAGCGGTACCAGCAGAACCTAGCGAGTACTGGCCTGTACAATGCGGCGCAGGCGCAGAACTTCGGGCAGGCGCAGCAGAACGCGGTACTCAATAACCAGACGCAGAACCAAGCCTTTAACCAAGCGGGCGCGAACGCCGCGCTTAACAACTCGGCACGTCAGCAGCAAATACAGGAAGCGTCGTACCTGCGTAACCTGCCGCTTAACGACATTGCCGCATTGCTTGGTACGGGCGGCGGCGTGCAAAACCCGACGTTCCAGAACGTCAGCCAAGTTGGTGTAGCTGCGCCGGACTATCAGGGGGCCGTGTACGCCAACTACAACGCCGCCAACCAACAGTATCAGGCGGCGCAACAGGCGCGGTCGCAGGGCCTAGGCGGCCTATTCGGGTTGGCGGGTTCGCTTGGTAGCGCCGCGATCATGTCCGACCGTCGCCTAAAGCATGACGTGCGGCGTATCGGCACGCTCGCCAATGGCTTGGCAACCTACGTGTTTAGCTATATCGGTTCGACGGCCCGCCAGTTCGGCGTTATGGCGCAGGAGGTTATGGCGATCATGCCCGATGCCGTCATACATACGCCCAGCGGGTACATGGCCGTAGACTATAGGAAGGTGTGGTAATGGCGGGGCAGTACTACGGTTCGATACCCGGTATTCAGCAGGCGTACCAGAACGACCCGAAAAACAAGCTTGCGCAGTCCGCGCTGGCCTTGGGTACGTCTACGGCCCCGGTCGCGCAAGGCGGGTGGGCTATAACGGATGGCCTCGCACGCGCCGCGCAGGCCGTACTAGGCGCGGTAATGCAGAAGGGGCAGGACAAAAAGTTTGCCGCCCGCGAAGCCGCGTACACGGACGGGATGGCGCAGGCCGCGCAGCTTGCGACGGCGCAGCCTCCGGCCAATCCGATGGCGGCAGCGGCAGGCGCGCTAGGCGGCCCGTCAGCGCCCCAAATGGCCCCGGTAGCACCCCCCATGGCCCCGCCCGCTCAAATGGCCCCACAGGGCGGCGCAGGCGGCCCCATGGCGGGCATGGCAGCGGCGGTTGGTGCCATGCCCCCTATGCCGGGCGGCACCGGCCCTAGTCGTGGTGCGCCCTCGTTCATCAACCCGCTAGGCGGCGCGGCTTCGCGCACGTCGGATACGTTCGGTGGCAAGCGCAACCACAACGGTATCGACTACGCAGCGCCGGGCGGTACCCCGATTATGGCGGCAAGCGATGGTGTGGTACTCAACGCGGGTACTAACAACCGTAGCGGTAACTTCGTGCGTATCAAGCACGCGGACGGTACGATTACGGGGTACGCTCATTTAAAGGATGCGCCGGGCGTAAAGCCGGGTGAGGCGGTAGCCGGTGGTGCAGTCATCGGGGCGGTAGGTAGTACCGGCCGTTCGACGGGTAATCATCTGCACTTTACGGTTACGGACCCGTCCGGCCGCAAGGTGGACCCGTCCACGCTCAAGTACGGCGAACAGTCCGCCCCCGCCGCTCCCGCCATGACTGGCCCCACGGCCGGTATCGTCGCGCCCACGATGGAGGCCGTACCCGAACTGCCGCAAGCGCCTACGCAGGCCCCGGCGGCACCGGAACGCCCGGCGGAAGTACAATCAAGCCGTATCGCCATGGCGCAATCGCTAATGCAGTCGGGCAACCCCGATCTAATGCAAATAGCGCAGACGTACCTTGACAAGGGCTTGGATGAACAAAACGCCGCGCGTACGCTGGCATCGCAGCAGGAACAGCAGCAGGGCCAGACGGGGTATACTGCTGCGCTTAACGACTATGGCGACGCGCGCAGTACTGCGCGTAATGCCGCTGTCACCACTAGCCGCGACGCGACGCAGCGTAACTTTAACCGGGAACAGACGTTTGGCGCGCAGACGTTCCAAGCCGGGCAGGGGCAAGTACAGCGCGAGTACGATACTTCGGCACGCGAAGATCAGCAGCAGTTCCAAGCGGGCGAGAACGCAGCGCAGCGCGCATTTCAGGCGGCGCAGGCGGCTTCCGAACGTTCCTTTACTGCTGGCGAGAACCAGAAGAACCGCGACAATCAAGTATCATTGGCCACGGCAGCGCAGGCCGCCAAGGGCAACCGTAACGCGTACTTTAGCACGCCCACGGGCCTCAAAATGCAGCAGGAAGCCGGGCAGCAGATCAACGCAAACAACGATGGTATTGCGAAATACCAGCGGTTCCTAGACTTGAACGAGAAGGAAAGTACCGGCGGCTTTGCGCAGAATACCCTAGGCCGTACCGGCGTGTACGGCTGGATCGATAGCGGCAAGGCCGAAATGGCATCGCTACAAAACGATACTACGTTGGCTAACCTTGGCGGCAGCTTGGGCGTTGCTATCTCGGACGGCGACCGGCGGTTTATCAGCGAAAGTAACGTGGGCCTCGACAAGCCGCGTACTGCTAACCAGAACATCGCCCGCGCAAAGATTGGCGCTATGCGTCGGAAGAACGACTACCTAGTAGAGTTCGCCAACGCGCAGGCCGATGGTACGGCGGCGCAGTTCCAAAAAGAGTGGGCGATGTTCGCTCAAAGTACTCCGGTTGTCATGTACGATAAGAACGGCAACGCGACCGGTGCGAACGACAAGCCCGTAAGCTATTCGGAATGGCGCGCGTCCCGGCCCCGTTTCGACGCCAACGGTAAGAGGGTGAAGTAATGGGCCTTGTAACGATGCCTAACGGGGAAGTTGTAGACGTACCCGATAACATTGCACCGGAAGCGTTGCAGCGTATACAGGCCAACTACGCCAAGGCCGCCCCGCCGAAACAGGCGGCGACGCGAGTAGACGCGCGCCAGCAGGGTATTAGCCGAAAGGCGCGCCAGCTTGACGCGGGTACGGGTACCATGGGCGACGTACAGCGCGGCGTTATCAAGGGCCTTACGTTCGGCTTCGCGGACGAACTGGCGGGCGGGCTTGATGCGGCAACTCGTGGCGTATTCCGCGCCGTGCGCGATGGTGACGTTTCGCGCATTGGTGAGACGTACCGGGAGACGCGCGACGTAGAGCGGGAGCGCGACCGCATCGCCGGGGATCGCTCCCCGATAGCTTCTACCGTGGGCGAACTAGGCGGGGCCGTCGTCAACCCCGTAGGGACTGGCGCACGGGGCGTACAGGCCCTAGCGCGTGGTGCGGAAGCGGTTGGCCTCACTAAGGCGGCCGGGGCCTTGTCGCGCGGGGGATCGCGGCTGGCGGCAAGCGGGCCTATTGCGCAGGGCGTCGCGGCGGGCGGCCTGCAAGGCGCTTTAAATGCAGCGGGCAACGCGGATAACCTATCGGACGTACCGACCGCTGCGCTAGGGGGCGCGGGTATCGGTGCGCTGGCGGGCGGCGCGCTTGGCGTAGTCGCAAATGGCGTACAGCGGGGCGCGCAGATAATCAGCGACGCCCGGCCGCAAAATGCCGAACGTACGGCGTACTCGCGTATCGCGCAACTGCTGGACAGCGGTAAGACTACCGCCAATAAGGTGGAGCGCGAGATAGCAGTTACGGACGCGCGCGGTGGCGACGCTATGGTACAGGACGTACTACCGTCGCTACGGGCGCAGGCGGGCGCTATCAGCCGCAAGCCGACCGTATCGGGATCGAACGAACTTATCGAACGGGGCGCGTCCCGTATCGAAGGCCGCCGGGCGCGCTTTGGCGACCAAATCCGGCGCGACGCAGATATACCGGCGGCGGGCGATGATGCACTAGCGCGCGGCGATGCGCTGGCGTCGGCACGTAAGGCGGACGGCCAATCCGGGTACGCAGACGGGGGTATCATGGATACCGCTATCGCCCCGACGCCCGCCCTACAGACGTACCTTAAAGAGGCCCCGGAACAGGTACAACGCGCTATGCGCGGGGCGTACGATGAAATGCTACTACGCGACCAGAACCCGGCGGATTATGTCGGGGCGGATGGCATATTCACGCATATACCGAACCTGCGTACGTTCGACTACGTAAAGCGTTCGTTCAATACGCAGATAGGGCAGGCAATACGCGCCGGGGATAAGTCCACCGCACAGGGGCTTTCGTATCAGCTTGACAAGCTGAAAGGCGTACTGGCGGACGCGAACCCGAATAATGCGGAGTACGCGGCGCTTCTCAAATCGCAGCGCGACGCCTTCCAGCAGCAGAACGCGCTTGATATCGGTAAGTCGGTACTAGGCCGCATGAATAACCCGCGTATGGTTATGCGCGATTTAAAGGCCATGGAACCGCATCAAATCGAGGACGCGCGTATCGGCATCATAGACGCGCTAATCAACGCGGATACGAAAGCGGACCCGGTAGCGTACTATCGCAGTCTTACCCGCAACCCGGCGCAGCGCGAAGTAATGGAGTTCGCTTTCGGCGGTAAGGGGAACCTTGGCCGTTTCGACCGGTGGGTGAACCGTGAAGTACGCGCGACGCGCGCGGACGTATTGACCGCGCCGGGGCGGCAGTCGGAAACAGCGCGCTTCGCTATGGCGGAAGGCGACGCACAAGAGAACGTAGGCGGCGTACTTTCAAATGCTATGCGGGGATTTGCTTTCGGCGGCGTTACTGGCGCGGTATCTAGCGCAGTACGCGGTATCGGTAATATCGCCACGGGTACTAGCCGCGTCACGCAAGAGGAAATTGCTAAAATCCTGTTGTCCAAGGGCGAGAACCTAGTTAAGGGAACGGAAGGTGCAGCGGCCTATCAGAAGGCGCGAGCGGTCGGAAATAGGCGGCGCGCGAGACTGGCGGGCAAGGCGGGCCAGCAGGTGTTTACGGATCAGGTAGGGGGCGAATAATGCCATTCGACGGTAGCGGCAATTTCTCCCGGCTGTATTCGTGGCAGTCGGATCGCGACAACGGTATCCGAATACTGGCGTCAAAGATGGATGGCGAGTTCGATAACTTCGCTGGTGCCATGAACGCCGTATTTTTCCGTAACGGCCTCATACCCATGTCGGGTAACATCAACATGGGGCAGAATTCGATTACCGGCCTTGCCGCCGGTAGTGTCGGCGCGGTCCCGCTACGTTTCGCGGATGACCCGTCCGCCGGTATGTACTTGGAGGGTATCGGCCGCCTAGGCTTCGCAGCCGGTGGCGGTAAGGCTCTCGAAATAAACAATAACAACGTAACTGCCGTGAAGTCGCTACGGGCGCAGTCGCAGCAGATTACAGGTACGTCGTTTGATGGGTGGACAGGTTCCGGCATGGAATTGTCGTACTCGCCTACCGAAAACGTATCGATTGTCGGTTCGTACAACCGTTCAACGTCGGGGCTACTACCGCTACAAACGCGTAGTAGCCGCTTCGGGGCGGTAGTAAACGGCGTAGAGAGGTTAGTACTTACCGACGCTCTCGGTACGCTCAATACGCCAACGCAGGTAAACGGCACCCTTAACACTACCGGCGCTATGACGCAGGGCGGTAATCAGGTATGGCACGCAGGCAATTTAAATCCCGCGTCGTACCAGACTGCCCTAGGGTACACCCCCGCCAACCGCGCCGGGGATACCTTTACGGGGTTCGTTTCGATCAATAGCCCGGACCTGTACGGCCTACGCGTCGCGCAGAACGGCAACGGTAACGGCTATATTCAGTACGGGCAGCATCCCGCACCCGCCAATAACTTCCACCTCGGCACGGGCGGCGACGGCCTGTTCCGCGTCTATCAGGGCAACTACGGCTCCGGTATCGAACGCCTACAGGTGGGCGGAACGTCGTTCGCGTACAACGGCAATGCGGTATGGCACGCGGGCAACATCAACCCGGCCCCGAAAGCAAGCCCGGCCTTTACCGGTGACATGTCGATTGACGGTACCGGTAAGTTTGTTAGCGCGCCGTTCCCCACGTCGTACTTGCAGCTTAATGACGGGGTACAGGGCATAGTAATCGGTACCGGCGGCGGTATCAAAATCAATACTGCTACGGCTGTAGCCCTTCAAGGCGCGTTGAATACAACCGGTAACGTAGCGGTAGGCGGTAACGCGTCGGTAGCTGGTACGTTCGCCGCTGGCGCGACCACGATAAACGGCACGCTCAATACTACGGGGGCTTTGACGCAGCAAGGCTACCAAGTGTGGCACGCAGGCAACTTTACGCCCGGCGCTGGTACCCCCACGGACTCACAGTTGAACGGCCTTACGCGGATGAACCCAAGCGTAGACGCGCTTGGTTTGCGTATCGCCCAGAACGGCACCGGTAACGGGTTTATGCAGTTCGGCAACGCAACTGCACCGCAGAATAACTACCACGTCGGTACGCCCGGTGATGGATCGCTACGTTTCTACAGCGGTAATTACGGCAGCGGTACCGAACGTTTCCGTATCGAGAATACCGGCGACGTAGTAGCGCAGGTATCCGTGTATGCGGGTAACGCTATGTATATCGCCGGTAATGCGGTGTGGCACGCGGGCAACTTCAACCCGAACAACTACGTCAGCAATACGGGGCAGGCGGCGGATAGTGCCAAGCTGGCGGGTATCTTGCCGAACAGCGCGAACGCGGTACAAGTCGGTACACCATGGGTTCCTGTCGTAAAGACGGACGGCGTTGTAGAAGTCGGGCATATTATCGACTTCCATGTACCCGGTGCGCCCCCTAGCGACTTCGATTACCGGCTGTCTATTATCAGCGGTACGTTGAACGCGGGCGGTGCCTTCAACGCAACTGGCGCTATTACGCAGAACGGGCAGCAGGTGTACCATACCGGCAACCTAAACCCTGCTGCGTACGCGGCCCGTTCGGGCGCGGCGTTCACTGGCGACGTTACCGCGCCGCGCTTCGCTAATACGGGCTTCCTCGGTAGCACGCAGACGAACGCCCGTAATCACTTTCAGCAGTACAACGGCGGCAGCGCCACGGTAGCGCAGGGGTGGATTGCGGCGGCGTTCGGGGATGCTACGGGCGCGCGGGCTGTCATCGGGCAGTACGAGGGCGTCGCGGTTATCGGCGCGCACGATGCCAACCTAGCCGGGTGGGCGGACTTGCATATTAACCGGGGCGGCGGGTCCGTCTACATGCCAACCGCGTATAAGTACGGCTTCGGCATGATGACGTACCAGACGCAGCCGGGCTTGTCCGGCGGTATGTCGCGGGGTACTTCGGCACCGTCCGGCGGTTCGGATGGCGATATGTATTTCCAGTACAGCTAATGGCTACTTGGCAGAACATCGGCGGGACGTGGCGCGCGGGTAATTGGTGGCAGAATGTCGCCGGTATCTGGAAGCGTTGCAACACTTGGCAGAATATAGCCGGGACATGGCGTAATCTATCGGTGCAGTTTTCGCCCGATGGTGGCGATCAATACAGTAGCGGCCTAGACTATGCCGAAGTCGCGTTGACCTGTAGCGAGCCAGCGGTATGGACATACTCTGGCGGTGGCTTAGGTACATCGGTCAATACTACCAGTGGTAGCACAACTTCGCGTATAGTCTTCTCGGCTCGCACCGCTGGTAGCCCCGGTAATCGTCAACCCCGTTCGGGTAGCTGGAACGTCACCGGGCGGGCCAACGGTGTGGAACGCACTTTTACCGTGACAGTTGAAGCGCAAGGCGATAACGTCAATAACCTTTAAAGGGACGTTAGGGCAGGGCGCGGGTAAACAGCATGGAAGTTGAAAACATGTCCGATCCTAGTAATGGCAACCTAGAAGTCATCCTAGTACGTATGGAGGCCAAGCTTGACCGCTTTGGCGACCGCGTAGGCCGTCACGAACAGGATATGGTACTACTTCGGCAAAGCAACCATGATTTGCGTAATGAGATTACGCCGATTATAATGATGGACTTACCTGCACGCATACGTGTAGCGGATGGTGAGAAGGCCGAAGTACACGCCCGTCTGTCCGCGTTGGAAGACTTGGAGCAGCGCCGCAAGGGTGCGGCTGCGCTGGCAAAAGTACTATACACGGTACTTGGCGCTGTAGGCGTAGGCGGTGCAGCCGCCATACTTAGGCTTATGCAGTTAGGAGGGTTAGGGTAATGGCAAAAATTGATCCCAAGGTAATCGAGGCCGCGCAAGCGTCGGAACGCAAGTACGGTATCCCGGCGTCCATTTCGCTGGCGCAGTTCGGGCTTGAAAGCGCGTGGGGCAAGCGTATGCCGCCGGACAGCTTCAATCCTTTCGGTATCAAGGCCGTGGGCGATCAGCCCGCCGTAAAGGTGCGTACGCGCGAAGTCGATAAGTTCGGCCGCTCGTACTACATCAATGCGCCATTCCGTAAGTTCAAGGACTTTACGGAAGCTTTCGACCAGCACGGCAAATTGCTGGGTACCCGTCCGCAGTACGCCAAAGCGCGTAAGTGCCTGCCCGATATCGAAGCGTTCGCGCACGCACTTACTGGCGTCTATGCGACGGACCCGAAGTACGGCGAAATGCTTTGCACGATCATGCGGCAGTCAAAGCTGTACCAGTACAATCGCGGCACCGCACCCGTGAAGCCCGAACTTGTACTGGTTCCCGTGGTGGAGCCGGTCGATACGGTGGACGAAACGGCGGAAGCCAACCGGGCCGCCCTTGAGGCCATGCCGCCCGCCGGGAAGACTGTTACCGCCACGCCCGCCGCGATCACTACGGTTATCGTGGAGCCGAATACGACGGCTACGGCGGTAAAGAAGGCCCTTAGCGGCTGGCAGGGTAACGCGGCGGGTGCGGCGGCCATCGTGGGCGGCCTCATGGTCGATCCGAACTTTTCGGCCATGCTTGGCAGGGTAACGACGGCCTTTGCCACGGGTACGGGGCGTACCGGCGCGGTACTGTCCATCCTCGGTGCCGCCCTTATCGCCTACCGCGCCCGCGCCAGCTAAGTGGGCGCGTACTCCAATATATGCGCGTTGCGCGGCCGTGCGGGGGTTGATAGCTGTCTATCGCCCTCGCGCGGCGCGCCGTACTATTGCGAGTTACGCAGCAAACGCGAGGGGCGGCCGTTCTTCTGTACTACGGCTAATGTCGATATCGATACACTTGCCGACATAGGTACGGGCGAACTGTTCGGTACGGCGCGCACTGGCCTACAGTTGCTAGGGTACCCCTACGTACAGCAGACGACCGAACTACTAGGCGTGGTTCGTCTATCCCTGTCCGCACAGGGCGCGGTTACGGCTGCGCTCGCACGGGAGATATCGGGAACCACGGCCATTACGTTGGCCATCGGCGGCGTAGTGACGATGAACGCCCCGGCGAACTTGGCGGGCAGCACGGCGTTTAATTTAAATGTTACCGGTATAGTCACGCGCCTAACCAGCGTGGCCGGTACCGCAACGATGGCGCTTACTGCGACCGGGGCCATAACGGCAGATGGAGCCGCAAACGTACGCGCCAGCAGTACAACCATTCGCGCCAGCAGCACAACGTACAAAGCGAGTAGCAACTAATGGCAAAGCAAGTCATCAACGTAGGCACCGCTGGCGACGCCTCCACCGGGGATACCCTGTTCGACGCCTTCACTAAGGCAAAGGGGAACTTTGACGAACTGTACCCCGTACTGTCACGACCATTTTTACAGGTATCGGGCGGCGGTCAAAATATCGGGGCTGCGTTTACTACTGTAGCACTGTCAACGGTCGCTGTAGACAATAAGAACGGTTTCAACACCGGTACGAACATATACGTGGTACCGGAAACCGGCGTATACCTAGTCATAGGTAAAATACGGTTTGCCGATAACCAAAACACCATATTTGGGTACGGTTTGGGTATGGACAAAACGAACGCCGATAACCCTGAATTTCAGTGGTATACGTCATCAAATGCGCCGGGTACAGCGAGACAGGGCGCGCTCAACTCGCGTATGATGATGCTCAACCAAGGGGATCAACTACGCATGTACTGCTACGTGGACGGGGGCGAAAGAACCGTTACTGCGTCCGCAATGTCGTGCCTACGCGTGCTATAGGAGTAATTTAAATGCCCGGTATGTCCACCTATCTTGAGAACATGGCCCTTAACTGGTTCCGTGGTGCCGCGTTCGCTGCGCCGCCTACGGTGTACGTCGCCCTGTTCGATGGCGACCCTACGGACGCGGGTACGGGTGGTACCGAGAACACCGTAAAGGTACGCGCGGCGGGTCGCCCTGTTGCTACGTTCGCTGCGCCCGCGTTGCAGTCCATCGCGAATAGCGCGGTTGTGGACTACGGCAATGCGGCACAAGCTACGCAGTTCTCGCACTTCGCGCTGTACGACGCGGCGGCCGGGGGCAACATGCTGGCATCGGCCGCCCTCGCCGGGGGAGCGCAGGCGGTGACGGTCGGGACGGCGGTTCGCTTCGCTGTCGGGGCGCTAGTGGTGGCCGCCTCATAGCCCGTGAAACGCCGTGAAACGGGGGCTGTGGCGTCGTTTATGCGATCAGGCTACCCGGATAGCCAAAAGGCCCTAGGATCGCTCCTAGGGCCTTTTTCATAGGAGGGGGTTGTAGACCGCGATCCGGGGCCATCGCTCCACCGCCCCGGATCGGATGCGGTGCCAGTTGTACCACTCGCGTACTAGAAGCTGTAAAGCTGCGTCGTCGGGGGCGTTGAAGCCTACGTTAAACAGATGCGCGCGTATGCTAGGTAGTACAAACGGGCGTGCCGTATTAGCTTGATCGAAACCCATAAGCTTATACGCGCGGTCTAACACTACGCCCGGCTTAGAGCCATTTAAATTACCTACGTCGTAATTGCGCTGCACAGTGTCCGATTGCCCCATTTCGCGCATCGTGACGTACTGGACGAAACTTAGCCAACTCATAACGCCCCCTGCGTAATGTAGTCGATACCGCGCAACCGCTGGTACTCGCGCAATGCTGCGCGGAAACGGCTTTGATCGTCGCCGTTCTGGCGCAGGTTGGCCAGCATAAGTTCATCGGTCGTTCGCGAGGTAACGATATGGTGGTTCTGCACCACGCCAACTTGTCCCGACCTCGCGAGCCGCGCAAGGGTCTGTAAGTACCGCTCTAGCGACCAAAGGAGGGTAAACCAAATGAAGTGGTGGCCCCCAAATTGCAAGTTCAACCCATGCCCGGCGCTTTGCGGATGCAACAACAGTACAGGAATACGCCCCTCGTTCCATTGATTTACGATGCGTTCCGTATTCCGGCCCTTTAATGACGCCCACGCCATTTGTTCCTTTTCGAGCCGCGCAACGATGCGGGCGTAGTCGTGCTGAAAGTAGTACGGAATGATAACGGTGGAATTGATACGGTCGATCAGTTCTACCATCTTATCTAGCTTGGCGTCGTGGAGCGGCTGCGCTTCATTTACACCGAACGCGTCTTGCACGTACATTGCGCCGTTAGCTATTTGCCAGCACATCATGGACTTTGCGCCGCCGTTCTGCGCCATAGCCGTATTGCCCGACAATTCTATGATGGCGTCGCGCTCTAGCACGTCGTACTTTGCGCGCAGTTCGCCGGGTAGTTCTACGCGATGTACGTGCGTGGGCGTAGTAACGTCTAGGTTGCCTTTGCTGGCGTCACCTAGCACCTTTGGTAGTACGCCGTAGTCTTCCGCGTTAAGTTCGATAGTAATGTCCGCTATCAACTCGTGCATACGTTCGGGTGCGCCCTCGCGTGCGATGTACGCGGGCCTACTCTCCCCTTCCTCTGCGTTTAGTTCTAGCTTGGTGACATGCTCCGCTACTTGGTGGCCTTTGTGGAAGAACCGCCCTTCAAAGCTGGCATGATTGGACATGAGCCGCGCCCCATGATCCATGATGTAGTTCGGCGCCCACAGGTTGTGCAGGCCGGAAGTACTTGGCGTACCGGTCAACTTGGCAGCACGTTTAAAGCGGTGCGGCGGTACGTCTAGGTACTCGCGCGGCACAGCAGCTTTACCGGTGAACGGGTCCACCTTGGCAACGTGCTTGCCGTAGTTGGTAATAATCTTGAACTGGCCGGACTTCGGGTCTTTCAGGCCCACGTCATCGATTACCAGCGCGTCGAAAAACCCCCAATTGTCGCGCAGGTAGCGCATCAACCACTTTAGCTTCTCGGGGTTGCAAAGTATGATATCATACCCGCGTACGCCTGTTTGCTCGTTGTACGCCCGCGCTAGAGTGAATGCGCGATCACGCTCGTTACCAAGCAAATGGCCGATACGCAGATGATTAGTGTGTGACCACTGCGCAGCCTCTTGTCGCCATACAGTCTCGCATACTTTGATTGGTGCCAGTACAAGAGTGGGGCGGCTACATACACCCCACCGGTACCAATCAGCAATAGCAGTGAGTCCAATGATGGTCTTACCCAAGCCCATATCGATATGAACATTAGTACCATCGCGTTCAGGGCCAATATATAAGCCTGTTTGTATGTCACGGGTCGGGGTTCCTTCAAATATCTTTTGCGCCGCACGCACTTGATACTTCCGCATCGTGTACCCCTTTGTCAGGTGGTACCCCGGCGAAATGTAATCAAGCAACGGCGCGGCGGCTAGAGTAATCATGCAGATACAACCAAACTGTTGACAGCCGCGAAGTACGCGTTTTGAATATGAACGGGCAGCGCAGGGCGTTCGAACAGCGGTAAGCGGTCTACAGCCTCTATCAGCAGCGCGCCGCAAAGAGCATCTACCTTGGCGGGCGTATCCACCATTTCGCGTACGTCGCAACCGCGCGCTATCCAGTCTTTGCGTACGGCCTCTTGCAGCGCACGTTCGTGCTTACCGGGGGCCTTGCACTCGACCATGACAGGGCCACGCGGGCCGGGCGACCAAGTAGGCCACAGTATAAGCCGGTCTTTGGTACCGTTGTACCCCGGCGTACGCAGCTTGAGCGACTTAAACCCGAAGCCCTCAAGCCGCTTAAGCTTGCCCTCTACTACACTCTCAAGCACGCGGGTATACCTCCCATGCCGCACCGCGCCAATACGCGGCAGCTTCGCTATCGATCAGGTCTAGGACGTTAAGCCATTTAAATGCAGGCTTGCCGCGCCTAACGCCGTACTCAATATGGTTCTGTAACCACTCCGCTATATCGTACCATGTACGTTCACGTACGACGGTATCTAGTAGCGGGTTGAACACTACAGCCTGCCGTGTTCGATTACGTCGCCGCGCGCATTCACGATGCGGAACGTGGCCCCGTACGTTACAGCCTGTACGCGTACGCCAGCAAGCCGCCCGGAAATATCTGCGCGCATAACCGGGTCTACGTACTTACTATCCGTGTTAACGGTGATCGTTACGACGGTATCGACCGTAAAGCCGCATTCCGGGGGCCGGTCAATATCGGCCTGCCACGCGATATAGGGCTTGTCGTGGCCGTGCATGGGGAAAAGGGCGTCGGGGATCAGACGCAGCACCACGCGGGCCGTATCGGGCTGCTGGCGGGCCTTCTCGGTCCATACCTCTTTGCAGTAGACTTGCCGGTCGTCGGGGAGGGATAGCCAGTAATCCTCGTCCACTTCGATCAGGCACGACTTCCCGGCGAGCGTCATAGCGCCCTGTTCAATGTCCATGGTTTGCAACCTCCTACTTACCGTACCGCATCATCGTACCGCCTTCGGCCTCGACTGGCAAGTCCGTAATCCATGGGGGTAGGCGGCACATTTCGGAACACATTTCTTCCGGCGATCCGAAGTCGATATCGGTTTCGGTTATGCATTCGTCATGTACTAGCCCGATGACGGGATACCCAGCGGCCTCTACATTTAAAGCACCTATGCCGCAAACGTCACGCGCGATGGCCTGTACTGCGTTCTCGGTCTGTTTGCCGCCGTACGTATCTTCCCGGTAAGATTTACCGTTCCACTCGGTACGGAAGCTAAGTATCTCGACCGTGCGGCCCCACTTGACGCCCCGACGCACTTTCGGCCTGTAGTACGCAACGTGGCGTCCGCTTGGCAGCGTCATAATCAGCCAATAGCGCACCGCGTCTAGCCGGTGTACGTGGAACGTTATGCCGGTATTCGCAAGGCCAATTACTTCGCCCTCATTATTGACAGCAAGTATGGACGCCTTATTCATCCGGGTCCACAAGCCTAGCGCGGGGTCCGCGATCTCCGGGTGCGCGTCGCGGTACTTGCGGACAATGTCTGTAGCTTCCTCCTCACTTATAGTAAGGTCGATATTATCCGCGTAGATCATAAAGCCGCGTGCGCCAACTTGGAAGCCGCAACCTAGCTGCGCTGACTTCGCTTTCTGGCGATGCGGTACCCATATCTTTAGTACCTTATGCTTGCCGTTTACTACCTGTATGCAGTTCTCATAGCCCCCCATTTCGTGCGGATACATATGATCGGCTGCGAACCGGGTGTACGTATCATCGCCGCGCGCGAAAGCTTCAAGCAACCACATACAGCGCGCCAGCCACGTAAGTACGCGGGCTTCGATTTGCGCATAGTCACCAACGACTAGCTTTTTACCCGGCTCCGGTTTGATGAAACCACGCATAGACGTAGACAAGTAACCGAGCGGCCGGATAAAGCGTACGCCCGCTTCCCGCACCCATGCCGGTTGATACGGCATTTCATGCGTAAGCCCCGCCACGCTGGCGCTATCGACTTTAGGGCCGTCTTCCTGCCACGCAGGGTGCGCGAGAAAGTCAAACATGTACTCTTGCGGCTTGCTGGCGTCCGGCCGCGTCATGTTGCCTGTCTGGATACGCTTGTGCGACCAGCGGCCGGTATGCGCGCCGTAGTACAGATGGCCACCACGGGCGCGCCCGTCGTCATCCGTACATTCTTCCATGCGGTACAGTTTCTTAACGGACGCCTTGCTACTTTCCTGCTGGATAGTAATTACTTCGCGCAAGTCGGGCGGGAAGTCGTCCATAACAAGACGTTTGATCGTCTTGCTTTTCATGTCGCCTATTTCGTCTATTTCCTCGCGCTGCTGCAAGTACTCTAGTACCTTCTGGCGCTGCGTCGGGCGCAGGCTGGTAATCTCGTCAAACCGCTTGAAGTTGACGGCCGTATAATGTTCGGAGAACTGGATAGCGCGGTTAACGGACTGTAGGTCAATAGGCAACCCGCGTACGTTAATCTTGAAGTCCAAATCCCATATCCGTTGTTCCAACTCTGGCAAGTCGGGCAAGATATCGTCAATTTCCTTTTCCGCGTAGCTGTCGGTAAGACAGTACCGCAAGCCGCGTTGCCACCCTTCCGGGTTATCTTGCGGCTCGTACCACAGTTCTTTGATGACGCCTAGTTTCTGCGCGCCCTTCCACTTACGCGGCTTGCAGAAGTCATTGATAAACTGTTTGCCGTTTTCGTCCTTCTGGAATACTATTTCCAAGTCGCTACCGGAACCCTCAAGGCTCGCACGGATACCCCAATACCGGGAACGCGCAGCGGTACAGGACCAATTTAAAGGCATTGGCCAGCCCCACAGCATATGGCAAATATGATACCACAGCGTTTGTTCAAAGCGGGCGTTATGCGCAACAAAAGTCCACCCTTCGCGGATCGCTTGTAGGATCACAGGCGGGCAGGCGGGCTTAATCATGCGGAAATTCAAGTCGCCGGGTTTCGCGAAAGGGTAAATACTCCGCTGGTATCCGGGGGTACCTAGTAGAAAGTCTTCAACGTACGCCACGCCTACATGAGGGGCGACGATAGACAGCATAGTAGGTGACGTAGAAAAGTGCCGCGCATACACGTCAGCACCAAGCCGTATGTTCACGATGGAACGCGACTCGAAGTCAACGTGTATGCGCGGTGCCTTGCCGCCATGTAGCGACGGCCCGCCGTTGTGGCCGATACTAGGGGCGGCAAGGGTAATCATGTCAGATGGTCGCCGGGTTGCCGAACATGTTCTGCTGACCGGTATCGGCCGCCGGAGCGGGCGCGGGCATATTGCCGTCGAAATTGCCCGAACGCAGGAAGTTGAGGCCCATCTGCGCGGCGTCTTCCGCCGTATGCGCGACGCCTTCCGCGTTCTCGGACAGCACCACGCCGCCGGTGGACTTGTCCATGTACTGCGTCTGCCCGTTGACGACGTAGCCGCCGAGAACCTGCCGCGCCGTGGTGGACATGAACGTACGCGAGTTGGCTTTGATCTGCGCGATCTGTTCGTTTACGTCTGCCATTTAAATGCACTCCATTGTACTTCGCGAAGTGGGGTACTTGAGGGGTACCCCGGCCCTACCCTTCACAGGATGCGGTTAGGCGTGGTGCCGAACGGGTTGTTAGTAGGGGCAGGCTGCGCGGCACCGAAAGGGTTCTGCGCAGGGGCAAACATGTTGCCCTGTTGCGAAGCACCCCCAAGCCCGAAAGGGTTCTGCTGGCCCTGTGGCGAACCCGCACCGGGCGAGTTGAAGCCGCCGTTCTGCGCCGGGGGCGTACCCGCGCCCATGCCGAACATGTTCTGCTGCTGCTGCGCCGGGGGCTGGCCCTGCATGAGCGCGCCGAACTGTTTTTCCGCCGCCGGGGTACCGCCGCCGCCGATACGTACGCCGTTGCCTTCATCGTACTTCTGCAAGTTCTGCATACGCACGCTGATAAAGTGCTTACCCATGTATTCGGTGGCGAACATGGTATAGCTGATACGGCCGGTGCAGCCGGGCCAGATATCCGCGTACATAATCTTGTCTTCCGGCCCGTACGGGCCAAGCAAGCCCGGCGCGCCGGTGTAGACGTAGTTCTGTGGGCTAATCGGCAGCGACTTATCGCGCGCTTCGATTTTGGCCTTTTTCTTGAAGTTTAGATAGTACTTGCCGCGCAGGTAGTCGCGGTTTTCCGTATTATGTTCCGGGTTGTCGCCGTCGCGGAAAAACGGCTGCAACGCGAAGTGCGCGCCCGGCGCAGAACTGCCCGGCCACCCTTCCTCTTGCGTCTTGAGCGCGTCCGCAACCATGGCCTGCAATTCGCCACCGCGCGACTTGTCCCATGCAAGAGTACCTTTGTACTCCGCCTTCTGAACGCCCGTATCCGGGTCGATATCCGGCACCTTGCCGTACTGGTCGGACGTTTTGAGTTGCGGCTTATCGTGGTACAGATGCACGATGGTACCGACGGGCGAAATGCCCTCATTGAAAATCGGCTTACCGCCATTGTTCGCATACGGCTTCATAACTTGGCTACCTTTCTAACTTATAAAACTTGTGTAACTTGTGCAGTATGCGCGGGGGTAATCAAAGCCGTAAACTCACTACCGCGCGTGTGAGACGGCCTCCCGTCCGTATCCCTCTCTAGTGTGAGGGAGCCGGAGAACTCGCGTACGTGGGGGCGGAAGTGTTCATCCCATACTTTCTTCCACCGGCCCGCGCCGAACGTCTTATACTTTTGCTTAACCATGCGTTCGACACCTGCGACCGTTAGGGCGGTGTGTTCATGCAAAGTAAGCGCACCAACCTTGAAAGGTTTCTTCTCGTACAAGTCGTCCGGCCCGTACCCTATCGCTAGTAGGGCGGTATAGCAAGCCTCTCTGCCACTCTCGCCAGCGAAGTCGCGTTGCTGTCGCGACTTGACAAGCTTGTATCCGGGGATGCGTCGATCATGCTGCGCAATACGTCGCATAGCCTCTTTTCGATAGCTGTCGCGTACCCCGTGTAGGGTGTCGGCATGATCGAGTGCGACTGATAGCGCGTTGTCGTCAATAGCATTGACTTCGTGGGGGTACCACGCGTCTTCACCCGTAGTGCGGCACCATTCGAGGAAAGTAATGCAACTGCCCCGGTGATCGCAGTACGTCTTTTTGCAATGCGCTCCCGCTCGAAACTCTGTACTAGCGACTGCCATTTCGACTTGCCGCCTAAACGCGGATACGTCATCGTTCGTTACCTCTCTGGTACGGATAGGGCCATCGATATGGTTATGGTTCGGCTGTATTACCGTCACGCGATACGACGGCCGTTCACCGTACTTGGCGATAGCGCCTAGCAGGTACGTCATCGTCTGTTCAACTGCGTCGGTAAGTACAAAGCCGTTCTTATAATCGGCAATATGCAGCATGGCGGGGGTAACGAACGTGATATCGCACGTACCAAATTCCCCGGTTTCCGGTATGTTGTACCGCTGTTCTGCGAATACTTGGCAATCGCCATATTCCTTTCGGCGCGCGTCTACCCAATCCAGCACGGTATAGATATTCATATCCATATCGGGGTCTTGAGTATTAGGGCGTATGCCGAATACTATTCCGTCTTCTAGGTGAAGGTGCGCGGCGTCGCCTTTTTCGCTATGGCTGCTACTCTCATTAGGGTACAGCGGCGATACGGTGGCGGAACCGGGACAGGGTATCCACCGCCCCGCGCTTGAAGGCGGACGCGTCTTAGCGTGGGCTTTGCCTACAGGCGTTAGGGCGGTGGTGGACAGCATTTAAATGCGTCCGTATGCACGTTCGAAAACGTCGGCAGGCGACCACGAAATATAACCGAGGAAGCCCGGTACGTTTTCATCGAACCGGTCGGCATATTCGATCAGGTAGCCATCGTCCATGGCGTTTTCATCTGCGGGCAACTCCCAGCCGCGCAAGCTGACATACGCGCCACGCGACATAGGCCGGGCGTTGACAACCTTGGACCCGACATACCGCTGCATCGATACGGAAGGGGGAACAACCGCCCTATCGGCAAGCGCCAGCTTCTCGCGCAGCAAGTACGCCTCAAGCGGCCAAATCTGGCGCTTGGCGTCCTCGCGGGCGTAGTGTTCGCCCAAGTCCTCGTTGTAGTTCTCCGGCGAAGCGCAAGCCGACTTGCCGACGACGGTGAAACCATTTGCCAGCGTCAGTATGCAAACGGTGAGCGTACCCGTCAACCGGTGCGCGAACGTCTCGCCCTTGATGACGCTATCGATATGCTTGTCGGTGATGCGCGGGGCCTTGCTGTCGGACAGCAGGTTTTCCACGTCGGTTGAATTGAGTTTGCTCAACTGCCGTACTCCCTTATTGCTTGCCGGGGATCGTAACCCCGGTCGCGGTGGCAAGCTGTAGCCGCGTACCGAGAATGGCGCTGTACGCCTGCATCGTGAAAAGCTGCGAAGCCATCAACGATTGCTCGACTTCGGACAACTGCCCGAAGCGCGGCGTAGCAATGAAGCGGGACAGGCGTTCGATACGGTCGTGTAGCTGCGTTTCCTCCGCAAGCATACGCTGTACGTGTTCGTCTACCTTACCCTGAATACCAATAAGTTGGCCCATGCAACCACGTCCTTTAAATGAGTGGGGCGACCGGAGCCGCCCCACGTAGGTCAGATGATGGAGGGCGCGCCGCCCTGCTGCTGGCCGCCGATCAGCCCGGCCGCGCGTGCCTGCTGTTCGACGTTCTGGAACCGCTGGTACAGTTCCGTCAACTGGTCGGGGCGGGCGTCGGGCAGGTTCTGGATACCCATCTGCTGCATCTGCGCCGTCAGGGCCGCCTTGACCTGTTCGTTCTGCACGAGCGGCGTAATCAGCGTCTGGATCATGTCGGGCGTGACGGTCGCGGCTGCGCCGCCGGTCTGCTGGCCGTTCGTATTGCCGCCGAACATGTTCTGCTGCGCCGCGCCGCCCTGCTGGATCGTACCGCCCTGCTGCTGCTGCTGCGTACCCTGCGGGTTCACGAGGCCACCGGCCTGCCCGCCGAACTGCGCGCCGTTGTTCTGCGCCGCGCCGAAGCCGCCGCCCTGCTGCGTCTGTACGCCGCCACCGGTCGAATTCAGCTTGGCCAGTTCGGTGGCGATATGCGGCGCGAGCGCGGCGGCGAGGGCTGCGAGGGCCGT